TAGTTTTAACTTCTTCAATACTATTTTCTCTAAGAATTTGCAACTTTTCTTTAGAAGTATCAATTCCAAATGTTTTAGCTCCTTTAAATGGGAACCGTCTTTCTGTATCAATAACAACAACTGACATTCCCTTTTTTTGAGCACTTTTAATAATTGATAGTGCTATAAATGTTTTACCAAATTTTGAAGGTGAACTCATCATAGTAATTCTACCAAGTGGCAATCCACCATCAAATTTGCCGCTTATTAACAAATTCATAGGAATAACATTAGTTGATAAAAATTCAACATCTGTATTATCATTATTAACTAAATAATAAGATAATGGATTATTAACAGTTCCTGCTTTTTCCGATCCCTTATCATTTAAAATCTTTTTATAAATATCAACAGCCATTTACTTGCCTCCCTTTTTAATAATATGTCATTTTATTTTTAAATTGTCAACATTAAAATTCTATTAATACATCAAGAGTATTGGATTCTAAATTAATTGTTTCGCCCCAACCCATAACTGTAAAGAATCTTTCAATGACCGATTGAAATGCTACTTGCCACTGTTGATCATTATCAATCACAAACATGTTGTTAAATTCTTCAGGCCAATGACCAACATATCCAATTATATTTTGATTTAAAATATTTTTACTTGGAATAACATAAATATATTTTATTTTTGTTCCATTATCGACTGGTTGATAATGAAGTTTATATTTTTTTAAAAGATAATTATAATTAATTGAAGCTCTATTGTGGATAGGTACACCCTTCATATATGATAGACCTTTTTCCATATAAACTTTTATTGGAAGTGCCCATTTTTGATAGTCAGAAACTCCGGTAGGAATTGAAATAGCATCGGGTTTTGCTTTTAAAAATTCTATTTTAATTTCACGCATCATATCAAGAATTTTATTTTTATCTTTAGTTTTAAATATTTCTCTAATAACATTCATAATATTAGTTTGAAAAAACTTAGGAGTATCAGTTCGTATAACTTCTATACCTGTTATATCAATTTTACCTGGTCTTATTGATTTACCCTTTTTATGAATAACAACATCTGCATATTTCTTTTTAGCTAATGTAATTTTTTGTTGAATTATTTTTTCATATCTAAAATCGATTATTTGTTTTACACCATAACTTAAAGCATATTTTTGAAGAACTTTTTCAAAAAATGGTTCAAAAAATTCTTTTATTAATTTTAATGTAAATGCTTCAAATTCATCATCACTTTTTAATGTTAGATTTAGACTATTAATAAGTTCTTCTAAACATAAATAATTGGAATCTGTATCTATTAATATGACTAAATCTTTGGTAATTTTCTTAATTTCTTTAATTTCTGGATATAGTTTTTTTGCTACGATATGCCAATTATCTTTGACATATTGATTAATACAGTTGGATAAATATTTGATTAAATTTTGACCACTTAATGTAACCGCAATAGCATTGTTGATATTAAAGAAGTTGAAAAACTGATTGCCTAAGACTCCATAAATTGAGTTGATTAAAATTTTTCTTATTTTTTGTTGTGAATCGTAATATTCTGAGTTAAGATTTGTACTAAAAACCTCATCTACCATCCCTTTATTATATTTATTATATAATTGCTCTGGTTTTGCACCATTTTCTCTATTATCTGCTATATTTTTTTTAGTCTCCAACATAGTGCGTTCATTGAAAATCTTCTCCACAATATCTGGTAAAACACCCTTATTTTTTTTATAATAAATTCCACCAATTTTAAAATCTCCATTAGCTGTATCCCATGTTTTATATTCAGATAAAGGCGTTTTTAAAAGATGTTTCTTTTCTTCTTCAGTTGGATCTAATACAAGTGTTTCAGGAGATATGTTATATTGCATTAACATATGAGGATACATTGACTTAACATCAAAATTAATAACATGTTCAAAATGACCTATTTTTGCCATTACATAAGCACCTGGAAATTTATCGGTTTTATGTTGATTTCTATCTCTATCTGGATAAACCATATTTCTTTCATGAAGGTATTTTAAAATATAACCTGTAATTAATGAAATCGATGAAAATATACTATCAAATGGTATTAATGCTTGATAACAGAAGTTAATAGCAAGTTCGATATGTTTTTTCTTATCTTCTATTTTTCTAGTTAAATTTACATCTTGCACATTATACTCAACATATTTGTTCCAATCGGTTTTCCACAACGTATTGATGGTTCCTTCAAATTCTAACTTACCTTCTCCAACTTCTTCTAAACCGATAGCACCAAGTGAATATGATACTTTTTTATCATAAACAAAGTTTTTATAAAGATCACGACCATCAAGAATAGGAATTCCAGCAACTATATATCCACCACGATCAATATGATAACCACCTGATTTATTTTCTTTATAAATTCCGATTGGTGATAATGATAAATCTATTTTTAATTTAGCTTTTCTATTTATAATGTATGGAACATCAAAAAATTTACAAAACCAACCTGTTATAACATCAACTCTTTGTTTTCTAAAAAATTCTACAAATCTTTGAATCATTAAAATTTCAGTTTCACAATAATGATAATTTTGAACGGTATCAGAAGTACCTGTATATTGTTTTGTTCCCCAAGTATATGTTTGATTAATTTTAGAAAAATGTGCAGTAATTAAATTAATAGGATATTTAACTTCTTCAGGTTCTGGAAATTCACCTTCAGACTCAACTTCTATATCAACAGTACAAATATTGAAATTTTTTATATCGGCTTTTAGTTCTTTTCCTTTATATGTTTTTTGTAAAAACTTAATTTCTTCTGAAATGTTTGTTTCATAAGTCTTCATTAATTTTGCAATCTCTTTCATTGCAAAAATATTTTCACTTTTTTGTAAAATTACTGGATTACCAAAAATATCTGTAATGTTTGACTTTTTAGAGTTATCTATAACATAATATTCGATTTCTGGATGAAGCTCTTCTTTTTGGGATTTTCCTTCATCATCATAAAACCAATGATATAACTTGTTATTTGATGCTTCATAATAAATTCTTTTAAATCCTGACATTAAAACCTCTTAATAAAAAAATGTTTAACCATTCATTCATACGCTTATTACCAAATTCAATAATCAAATCAAAAATATCATAAAAAATAGTATCTAATAAACCTCTTATTATTACATAATAAACACAATAAAAATAAACAAATATTAAAAAATTATACATTTATTTAATCCTTTCAACTTTCCATCCTTTATAAACATTAGGATTTTTTCTACGACAACTCATATAAATACTATGATATTTTAAATTATGTTCTTTACAAAAAGACTCTAAAAAATTAATATTTTTATAAACTTTACCATCTGGTGATTCAAAATTCCATAAAGTTTTATTCATTTTAAGTAAACTTTGATAATTATGTTTTTTTCCATAAAAAGGATTATTTGATCCTGATAATAAATGTCCTTTATTATACCAATAATTTTTTTCTCCTTTTTCAGATTCACTTATTTTTATTTTAGATTCTGTTGATTGATGACGTCCTTTAAAAGTAAAAACTTTTTTTTGATCTTCAGTTAATTTTTTGCCGTAATTTAAATGATCTTTACTTTTTGGATAATATCTATTTCCTATTTTTTTTCTAATTTCATCAGAATGTTTATAACCAATACTACCATCACCACCATCAGTTTTATTAGTTAATATCCCATTTTTTAAATCTATTCTTCCAATCAGTTTAATTATTGAAATTTCTAAATTTTTAGCTTCTTGATCTGATAAATTTTCTTTAATTTTAATGATAATTGGTTCTAATTTATTATTTTTAATTGATTTTATTTTATTAGATTTGTGTGAATTATCATTTAATCTTGACGGTTTAAAATGGTCTTTAATTCTTCTTCTTATTCCTTTTCCAACATAAAAAGGTTCATAATTGAACTTTAAATTTTCATATTTGAAAATACCGGGTTTTCTAGGGTCTAAAAATATATAAACATAAAAATTTTTTAACATATTAAATATCCTTTATCGACTATACTTCATATAGTGTCTACTGGATATTTATCATATTATAAATATCATTTTCTAATATTTTAATCTTATTTTCAAAATCTTTATTATCAGAACTCCAAAAACCAGCTGCAGACGCATGACCTCCACCATAACCTTTTGATTTTAATAAAGAACCAACATCTAAATTTGGAAAGTTGTGTCTAACACTTACTCTTTGATTTGATGGATTTCTAATAAACACTATATTATATTTTTCTTCTATCATTAGTTTATGACAAATTTCGTTAATAAATTCATGTGATTCAGCTACACAACCGTTTATCTTATCAAACTCAAAAATACTTAAATTATTATAAAGGTTTTTAAAAACTTTTCTTCTTTTTCTAAGCCATTCTATTTCATATTGTGTAAATTTTGTTCTTCCATTAAAGAATAATTCTCTAAATTTTGCAGGTCTATAAAGATAAAACATAACATCGTTTAAAAGTTTACTTTTACAATTTTTAAGATTCCAAACATCATAATCATTAGTTAAATAAACAAGAGAATCCAAACTAGTTAATTTAATATTATACATTTTTTCAACAAATGTTTTTGTTAAAACAGAAGCACATACGTTTTTATCAGCAACTACAAAATGACCTTTAGAAGGATCATTATAAGATTCTGCTGATTTATGATGATCAATAAGTATTATCTTTTTTGAAATGAGTAGATTTTCTTTTTTATCAGGATGTATATCTGTAAGAAATACATAATCATAATTACTAAAATCTAAAGATAATAAAATATCATCAATTTTATAAAAAGAGGTATGAATATACTTTATGTTTTTAAATACATGCCCTAAAATTATTTGTGATACTGAACCATCAAGATCATTGTGAGATATGGATAAAATTTTCGATTGTAAAGGTATTTGTTTCATTTAAATCTTTCTAATTAAAGTTAATAGGATATTAATATATCATTTTATTTTTTGGTTGTCAAGATTATAATATCTTAGTCATTTGATTAAGGTATTTTTCTGATTCCATATATCTACCATCATCGTAAAGCATATTGTATTGTTTTTTAAGAATATCATTATATGCTTCTGGTTCTGTTAAACCCCAAAATAAATCATCTATATCTTTAACACTACAATCGTTATAAACCTTTAAAAAGTTGTTATCATATGGAGAAGGTTTACCATTCTTGAAAATTGTTCCAATACTTAATGCTCCACATGCACAATATTCAATATGTTTAATATCTGATTTACTATAATTAAAATAATTAGGTACTAATGGCGCAATACCAAAATCAGGTCTAAAATTTTTAATAGGTAAATGATATTGATATGAATTTACCCATTGAACTATTTTAATTCTTTTTTTAATTTCTTCAAAAAAGAAAGGTAAACCACCCATACATAAAAATTCTATTTTGTTATCCTTAACATTTTTAAGTACCCATTCTAACCAAGCATTATCCCAATCTCCTGCTAATCTTTTTTCGTTATAATAATGTGTTGGCGAACCAGAATAAACTACTTTTGGTTTTTCTATTTTTTTACTTATTGGTTTTTTTCTTTGATTTCCCCAAAAATATTGAGATATTGAGTTTGGAATGGTTTTAATAGGTACATTAACACCTTTATTTTTAATGTAATTACCTAAAAAATCAGTAGATGTACAAACTAAATCCATTAAATTCATAATATCAATAGATGATTG